GTGATCCATGCCGAGTTCGCTGCATTTCGCAGCTTCATGACCGTTGGGCTGCTGCCCGTATCCGCCCACCACTGGTAGGCATAGGTTGTGGTTGGTTCGGTGGCGGAGGAATTATTGGTTGCGATGGCAGCCAGCGCGTTGTTCAGGTCAGCACGCACTGCAGCGCCGGAGGCATTGCTAATGATGTAATCGTGGGTTGCCATCGTTAAGCCTGTTGGGTGCCGTAACCGTTGGCCACGTACTGGAATTGCCTGCTGACCGCTGTTCCGGCGCTGTTGCGGAAGGTCACGGTGAAACCAGTGCGACTAGCGGATGTGATCACATAGTAATCGCCAGTGTTCAAATTAAAAGCGGTCAGACCCAAAGCTGGTGTCTGGTAAAACGCCTTCGCGTAGGTCACGGAGTAGGATCCGGCGCCGCTGGTGATCGTGCCGCTGTTCTCCGTGCGGGACTGCATGACCATTTCAAAGCCCAGCTCGTCGATCAGTGGCGTCTGGTCCGTGCGGGCGCTGATCAGCTCAACTTTGAACTGGAACTGACGACCGGCGTAGCTGCCGTTGTACATCGGGAACCACTCGCCAAAATCAATGTCGGATTCCAGCTCAAAGCGGTCTGGGCTGCTCTCCAGCAGCAGCTTGTCGCCGTCCTCCAGCAGCATGAAGGTATCGACGGTGGCCACGTCACTGGAACGGAAGTAGACATCGGCACTGGTGTCATCAGCCAAGCCACCGTCAAAATCACTCCAGCGGTCGATCAGTTCTGTGCGGCTATCAATCGTGTCGGCTGGGTACAGGCCGCGAGTGGTGAGCGTGCGGCGGAAATCAACGGTGAACTTTGCGCCAAGGTCAACGATGTTGGTGAAGTAGTAGCGACCCGCGAGCAACTGCTGGCCGGTAAAGTCCATCGCGCCGATGGCGTCAAAGTCAATAATTTCATCCACCGTCTCATCGCCATCCAGCACGATGGCGTCGTAATCGGCGTCGTAGCGGGCATCATCAAATTGCCCTTGATATGGCGGTACGGTCTGGTCTTCGCGGACGGTAGTAATACTTAGCGGTGGGATGGCGTCGGGCTGATCGAAGATGACGCTGGTGGCGTTCTGACTCCGCAGGCCAGCCGGATCTTGGAACTTGAGCAGATATTCGCCGTCGATCTTGGGCAGCAGGGCGTAGGTGGTTTCAGCGCCAACACGATCCGTCAACAGGGTCGAGTCCTGCCATTCGCCGGTGCCATCGGTCTTGGTGCTATGGCGGATGATTGCGGTTAGGAAGCCGGGCGCTGCAATCGGACGCGACCAACGCAGCATCACCTGATTGTTGGCGATCTGCTCAATCGTGACGTTCTCAGGATCAATCGGTAGTTGCTGAACAGAACCCGTTGGGTTGGCCGTTGATGCAAACGATGGAACGGTAAAAGTCGCTGATACCGCTGGTGCGCTCTTGTTAAATCCCAACCCGTATGCCGTGACGGAAACCAGCAGTTGGAAACTTTCAGGCAGGCCAATAATTTCGATGTTCGGGTTGTTGGTGCGAACTGTGCGGCTGTTGCCTTGCGCGGTGTTGTAAGTAACGTCATAGCCGAAGGTGGCACCACCAGCGCCTTTTGCCCAAGAGATGTTGACCTGCGTAGTCAGCACCGTGCCGTCGCGCACCTGACCGGCGTTAAAGGCAATGTTCCTGACTGACGGCGGTGTGGCATCAAACGTGGTGATGTCTGGAAACTGCAGGTTCTGACCGTTATCGACCGACGAATAGATGCTGTCGTTATGCACCAGGCCGGTGATCGCGTAGGTGCCGTCGCCGTTGTCTGATGCGCTGATGCAGCGGAACTTTTGATTGGCAACGCCGCTGGTGGTGATTGACCAGATCGACTGGGCGTTGGGTGCAGCGGTGAAGGAACTGCTGACGTTGATGGTGCTGCCTGAAACGCTGCTGATGTTGCGGGTTTCGACCGTGCCATTGGGCAGCAGGCAGGTCAGTTGTGGGTTGGAGCCAGACGGGAGCGTGATCGACTGATCAGCAACGATGGCGCTGGTGGTGGAGGAGGAGACGCGACCGGAGATGCGGGTGCCTTGGCGGAGTGAATCGGCAACAGCGAAGATCTGACCCGGTAGCACCACGGCACCTTGCAGGCCAGTGCTGAACGAGATCACTTCATCGTCAAGGGCTTCGGTCTTGAGCGTCCACAGACCAACGCGCTGCGCCTGCCACTTGGAAGTGCAGCCAAAACCAATTAGCTCTTTGACGATGTAGCCGTACTTAGCGATGAGCGCGGCGTCTTCAACGACAACAACATTCGGGCGGTAGAAGTTTTCCGGGTCGTTGTAACGGACGTGAACGCTGGTGCTACGGGTCTTAAGCGAGCTGCCGGAATACTCAAACACACCACCGACGACGTTGGCATTGGTATAGATGTGCGAGGCCGCAAGCGCAGTGCCGTCAAGGTTGCCGTGATCGGCTGCGACTTGGATGACGTTGTTCGACCAGAACAGGATGCCTCGGAATACCGAAGCCATGTCCATCAGGACGTTGTACGCCTCGGCGCGATCACCAATGACCACGTTGCAAGAGAAGCGCGGTTCCCTAGTGCCGTCTGGGTTGATGACCTGCTGGTTTGCGTACTTGGCGATTGGGTACAGGTCGATCCAGCTCAGGTTGGCCGAGGTGATGAACTGACCAGCGCCATAGCGACGGTTGGTGAGCAGGTCGTAGAAGCAGCAAACTGGGCAGCTCGTCCACTTCTCAGCGGTCTGAACCGCACCGTTGAAGCTGGAATCGTTGAACGCAAGGCTGCCATCACCCAGAACGGTCGCGCCAGTTGGGATCTGAACCAGACGGCCACGGATTAGATAGGCACGCGAAGGCAGGCTGTTGAACGCCTTGGTTGAGATTGCCAGTTCATTCAGCGCCGAATAGTTGTAGTTGACGTTTTGCGAGATCGTTTCGGTGTAAGACGACCAAATGATTTGATTGCCTCGGTTGCTGGCAATCGGTGTGTTCTGCGGTGTGTCTTGGAAGCTGGTGTATTTGATCTCAAAGTGGCCTTCACCCAGATCTACCTTTTGAACTTTGATGTTCCAAGGACCGGCGCCAAATGTTCTGAGGTTGATGATGCCGGTGCTGTACTGGTAGTTGTTGGTGGAAACGCCGGTGATAGTTTTGTTGGAGGCAAGCTGGAAGCCGGTGCCGCTGCCTTTGGCCTGCACGTAAATCAGGATCTGAAGCGTGCCACCGAATAGCTGGCCTTTGGCAAGGCTTTCCTGCGCGACAGAATAGAGCTTGGGAATCGTAAACAGTAGCTCTACGTTGTTGACCGTTGGATCAGTGATCTGGCGCGTGACACTGCCGCTGCCGTACTTGCGGTTGACAACTTCGTTGTTGCTGTTTAGGTCTTCGCTGTAGTTTTCGCCAATCTCTTGGTTGACTTCAACAATTTGTGAGGTGCCGTCGTTGAACCAGTACGTTGCACCCTGACGTGCCGCACCAACGTAGGAAGCCGACGAAATATCTTCGGGTTTGAAGTTATAGGTGCCGTCGCTGTTTTGGATTGGTGTTTCGTTGAGGTATGTACCCTGCAGGCCGTTAATGACGCCACCAATCGGACCTTCACAGAGAAGATCCAGCACCTTGATTGTTGTGACGGAATTAAGTGCCATGTCAGTAGAGCTGGTAGCCGACGCTATTTAGGCGAAGGTAGATCGGGTTAGAGCCGGTGGAGCCATTTGCCACGGTTTCAGCCGAGATCACTTCGACCTGAACGCTGACGATGCTTTCGGTTTCAATGTCACCCAACTCCAAACGGTGCATCCAGCCGAAGAATTGGCCTTCAAAAATCAGACCTTGGATGGTGGCGGAGTCAGCCGCGACGAGGAAGCCGTCATCTAAAACATCGCCTCGGTAGACCTTGATCTCGTAGCTGATGTAGCCATCAACGTAAGTTGTACCAGTGCCACCGGCTTGATCGTAGAGACCGTTTTCCAGTGACAGTGCAACGTTGAAATCGGAGTATTGCTCCACGCTGGCCATGTAGCCGCCGTAGACCTGCAGCGATGCATAACGGCGCTCGTTTTGAACGTCGGTGCGGATTAGTTGCGTGCTGTTGGTGACGCCGTATGCGCTAACAGGGTCGAAGTATGCCTGCGTATTAAATGCTGTCTGATAAACACGGCGGGCAATCACACCCGACTTATCGGAAAACTCGTTGGTCAGTATTTCGTTGCCCAGCCGGATTGTGTCAATGCTTGGTGCGCGAAGGCTGGTCAGCACCGGATCAGATTCGTCGGCAATTTGGAATTTGGACTTGAGTAGGTGGCTGCCGATCAGCACTTTGCCGTAAGCCAGTGGCACCGTGGCACCAACACCAACTGAGTTTGCGGCGCCCGTGTAGGCGTAGGACTGCTGGCCATCAATGCCAGAGGTGACATTCTCAGGACCGTTGGTGCGGTTACGGCTGCCCATACGGGAACCGCCATACGAAGTGGAGCCAAATCCGCCAAGCGTGGGAACTTGTGGCTGTGGCGAGAGAGCTTGTGCAACACCGCCAAGAATCAGGCTCGCGCCGATTGTGCTTATTGCAGTACCAAGACCAGCAAGCACTGCTCCGCCTTGGGCGGCTGTAACGCCAAAAATACTGGTCGTGCCAAAAATGCCGGCACCAGGTAAAAGAAAAGAAAGGGCAATTAAACCAATTCCGGCTAAAACTTTGCCGCCAGCATCACCACTACCAGTAACAACAGGAACAATTACAAGTTCACGTTCACCAAACGGCAGCAAAAGATCCTCATAATCAAAATCAACTCCGCCTTGCAATACCTGATAACCAAT